GGCATCGGGGGAGTCGTACATGACGACAAGTGCCCGGAATTCTTCCGGAACCAAATATCCGCCTTGCTGGTCCTGGCTTTCCTGCAGGACCTTCTCAACGGTCTGGCCCCGGCTCTTGACCAGGGTGGAGAATGCCCCGAACCATTCCTGCATCTTGGGGCTCAAGTGGACCCATGGGGCCACTGAGTTTTTAATGTTGACAACAGAGCCGTCGGCCAATTTCATGTAGCCGGGGACGCCCAGGTTCTCGGGAATACCGACAGAGCCCAAGATGGCCTTTTCGTCATACTTCCCGGTCGGGATCTCCTCGGCCGTTTCGGGCTTACGGATTGCCTCGACAATTTTGGGGATTTCCTCGGACAACATTGTCTTAAATTCATCCCCAAAAAGGTCGGCTTTTATTTTTTCAAAGAGCTCTTCATACTTCATTTAGCGAAACCTCTCGTCTGTTCTCAGCCTTCCGTTTGAGGCTTCGCTTTGATCGGAAAAATTAGTCCATCAAGCCCAAAGTTTCTCTCACTTTCCCCTCAATGGATTTGCTTACCTTTTTCTTGATCGTGCCCAAGAATTCCTGGTATTTCTCTTCGTCCATCTCCACCTGGTGCGTTTTGGATTCTCGGGGTTGGGGTTCGTCTTCGATCTCAATTTCGTCATCGAGATCAATCTCAAAGTCCTTTGAAGGATCCACCGTATCGGGTTCATCAATCTCTATGTCGATTTCATCGTCATCGACTATCTTTTCCTCCTCATTTTCAGGAGGCTCGGCATCGTCAAGGACCTCCTGAGTCAATGACATTGCCTGTTTTAGTTTGGTTTTGTTTCGTTTGGAAAGGACGGCTCCGAGCTTTTCCTCGCTGTCCTCAATGTTCTTGGTTATGATTTCCTCCATGGTCTTGTCTGCCCTGATATTCTCGATGAGCTCCCTTTGCTCCTTGATCCTCGCCAAACTCCTGACCAGGGCCTCACCCATTTCGATCTCTTCGTCATCTGACAATATCTTGGCAAACTCGACCAGTTCCTTGATGTGAGCTCCTGAGAATCCGTCCATTTCGGCAACGATCTTTGATGTCAATGTCTCATCGATCTCACCCGCCCACAATCTGATCATCTCTTCTCGCTGTTTGCTGTTCGGCAATCCGAAATTGATGATATGGTGAAAACGTCCCGGTCGGTCCAAAAGGGCATCGGGCAGTTTTTCAGGATAGTTGGATGTCAGGATCGTGATAGTGCCCTTATTCAACTTGATCCCGTCCATCTCCGTTTTGATCAGGTCAACAGTGGACCCCCTGAGCCAGTGATCAATATCTTCGATGAAAAGGATGGATGGCGCCAGGTCCCTCGCCATGGAAAAGGAAAGGGTCATAGCCCGCATTTCGCTGGTGTATCTGAAGTCCCTACTTGACACCCATATGAACGTGGTGTCCACCCTGTTCATTAACACACGGCCAGTCTTAGTCTTACCTGTCCCCGGGGGTCCTATAAAAAGCAATCCCCTGCTGGACATTTTCGCGCCCCACTTGTCCAGGAAATTGATGGACTTTTTCAATGCCTCCTTGGACTTGTCCTCGATGACCAGGCCATCCCAGCCGTCATCGGTCTCAGGCAGGAATTCCCCGCTCAAGGAAAACTTTTCGCCTTTCAAGAGGTTATGATCCTTGGCCCATGTGTGGACTTTGATCATAAGTTCCTTGTTCCATTTCTTGTGCTTGTTCGATGTAATGATATCGACATCAAGCCCGCACCAGTTTGGGGAAAAGTTCACGACAATGGGGGTCCCACTGGCATCATAGAAATTCATCCCGCTTATAAGAAAGTCGTCTGATTTCTCTGAGGTGAGCTGGATTATTTCAAAATATGGGGGCACCTCCCTGCCAGCGTAAAAGTTTCTTGTATCCTTTAGCTTGAAATCACCCATCACCGCCTTAAATCCAGAGAGATACGTCCCTAAAAGCGGGCTGGGGATAGAAAAACCGTTCTGGAAAATTTCCTTTATCTTGCACTCCAGAAATCTCTCATAGAGCGAATACAGAAACGGAGGAGGATTTGGGGCTTCCACGCGCTCGACATCGAACACCCTTGAGAGGGACTTGTTCCAGCGTTCCTTGTATATTGGCTCTGGTTCGGTTCTGATAGTTGTCTTCCGTCCCACTTCACCGACATGCTCTTCAATTTCAATAAATTCAATGCCGTGGTCCTTCATGTTTTCTTTTGCCTTCTCGGTTGGTTCGATAATGGTCTGGATTGCCCATCTACCCTTTTCGCTATTAAGCAGTTCAGTAATATCTCCATACATTTCATCATAAGCAGTTAGCCATTCATCGATTGTTTTCGCATTATCCTTAACCCATTGCTGGGCCTCGGACATGGACCATTTCGATTTGTCAAAAATGTAGGTCTTGATCTTCTTGTGGTCCACGCAATAGAGGGCGAATATGCCCTTAGATTCATTCAGAGTCATCCGGCGAAGCTTGCAGTCCTTGTGGTTGCCCCCTGCCTTGGGGTTCGGTATCCGGATCTCGTTTTCGGTTTCCTCGGGTTTGTGGATTTCGTTAAACTTACCCACTTCGATCCCAACCTTGGCAAGTCTATCAATGATCTGTTTACGTGCGTTATCATCGGATTCAGCTAATTCCCTCTGGACAATAACCGCATAATCATTTAATTCTTTTTGCTCGGCCTCACTTTTTTCATTGAATGCAATGATTTTCTCTGTTATATCCTTTGGCACGACAACGCCATCCTTGTCGCCCTCTTCCGTGGTGACTTCAGTGGTGACTTCCTTCATCATCCAAACGCCGTTATCGGTTTTCCTCCATTCGACCGGCTTCTCTTCCATAAGCATTTTGAAGAGTAGGGTTCCGTTATCGCCACCGATGCCCTTCTCCTGTGCCACGGTCAGCGCATCCGCATTGCTCGGGACATTCACGGCACATTCACGGCGGATCCTTCTAGCAACTCCTGCTTGGTAAAATGCCAACCCCCGAAACCCATCACGTCAGCATCATCATCCTTTTCTTCGATCTTTTCCCTTGCAATCGGGATAAATCCGACGGACATCGCATGGAGAAAGTCGTTGTCATAGAGGAAATAGACAAGGTCTGCCAGTGGGTGAATGCCCTCGGGCGGGAATTCGACCTCCTTGAATTTCAGTGCCTCCTTGGTCCGGGTGAATTTGTTCACCCGGGCTATCGCAGGTATGCCCTGGTCGTGCGCCCACAGAAAGACGCTGTTGTTCTTGAAATCCTTCGTGATCCAACCTATGGGCTCGATAATGTCCTTGTCCCGGTCTTTCCTGGGCGTTGAGGCTACGATTGATATTGTGCGGTTGCCCCCGGCACTTTTCTTGGTCGTGATGTCATCGATCGGCACGTAAACCGCAAAAACATCTCGACCATCTGAATGTTTTCTTAGAAATCTGGCCATTTTAAATCTCCTGTCTCGGCCTTCTCCGGGGGCGGTCCCTCAGTGTCTTTGTTTATCGTAAAGACCCGTCGGCATCCATCATTGTTACAGAAGCACCACTGTGTTCCTGTGTTATGGTCTCTACAATAAATGGTTATGTATGTTGAGTGACAATATGGGCACATTGTTTTTAAATTACACCCACCAACTTTAAGCCTATAAGAATAACCCCGGCTACGCCGCCGCTGCCCAAAACCACCGAGACAATTCTTCGTTTTAATGACAGTCTTGTTTTCATTGTGAGTATGCCATTGTGATGTTCCAGGCAGGGCAGGTCGTCGAGCCTTTTCTTGATTTCGGTCGTGTCCTCTTTCACGGATTTGAGGAGAATGTGGCTTCCTGCTTGTTTGATGTCCAGGCCATTGATTCTCTTCTCGTGCTGTTTGACCTGTTCAATCATGTCTTCAAAGCGCTTGTCGTCCGCCATTTTATGTTTTACCGTAATAGCCGCCATCACTATCCCACTCCCTCCGGCGGATTTTGCCATAAGCTCTATATCCGTCTTCTCAGCGACCGGCATCGGAACCGTATACTTGTGCGCGTAGCTCGTTGACTCGATAATGTGTATTCGCTCGATTTGGCGTACCTCGCCAAACGGTTTCACCACAAGTGCAATATGGGTGTCCTTCGCCGCCACCTCGGATGCATACTCGTCGGTGACATAAAGGGTATAGCCCGCCGGGACGGTCCATATCCCGCAGAACGATGTGTTGTATAGGGGCTCTATCATATTGAAGACATTCTGCGGCACGCCCGCTACCACGGCTCCGGTTCCCGCGTATATCGTGCCGATATTGACGGCCAATCCGGTTTTCACCACCATACGGAATATTCGCAGATAGTTCAGTTTCGTGTATACCGGGGTCTGACCCGCCATTTTGATGTTTTCATTTTGCAGCCTGTAGTTCGCGTCCAGCCCCTCGATATTGAGCGTCCTTGCCCCCGCGCCGCCATACGTGTCCGAAGCACTGGTTGACGATATGGACAGTCTTTCGGCCACGGTCTGATACGAGTATACGGATGACTGCGGCCAAAGGGTTTCGAAGGTAGAAGCGACTGACGCGTTGAGGCCGCTCACATGAAACCTTTTGTAATTCGGTATCAGATCCTCGGACACCGCATCGGTCCAAGGN